AAAGGATGGTTTTAAAGGTAAGGAGTTAGATAGTCTTGTAGATACTTATGTAAGTAAATATCTAGGTTATGAAGAAGGTGATGGTGCATCTTGGGTTAATATATATTTCTACAAAGAAATGATGTTAAAATCAGGAGCATGGGATAGTGTTAGTGAAAATATATGGAGAAAAGTAATAAATAATCAAGATATTACTACTAGTGAGGCTATTAGACTTACAATGCAAAAACCTAATTATGTAGGTCCTACAGAAGGTAATATATTTACAGCAACTAACAGAAAAACTTCTTATATGCCTATTATACCTCAAATGGTTAAAGGTACTGTATTAGAGAAGATTCATGAGGAAATGCTTAAACAAGGTATTGAAGTGTTACATCTTGAAAGTGCTGCTAAATTTGGTGCAAAAGGTAAAACAGGTGGTAAACTATTAAAATTTTACAATGATGGTAAAATTGATAGTGCTGAATGGGGGAGTATAGTTAATAATCTTAGTTGGGATTACTTTGGTATACAGCTGGATATGAATAGAGAGTCTAAAGAAAAAATTACTCAGGCTACTCAAGCTACTAAAAATATGCTTCATAATATCTTTGAAGGAGGTATTCCAAGAGATTATACAGGAAATAATTGGGAATATGATAAGAAATTATGGAAAAGTTATGGTAAAGATAAAAAAGAAAGACTTAGTAAATTAGCTACAAGTGCTGAAGAATATAATGATTTATTAAATAAGTTAATAGAATCAGATATTGCTAAATTAAAAGAAACTATTGGTTATGATAATGGTAAAATAACTAAATGGGATGAGTTTAAAAAGATTATATTACAAGAAGCTCTTAATAGAAATTTAAGTGATAATGTTTTAGATTCTATTGAGTTGTTTATTCAGAATGACAAAGCTAATAAAATAAATACATTATCTGTTAAAGATAAAGTAGAACAATTGTTAATGTCTGTAGTTACTAATAGAATTATCAGACAAAAAAGATTTGGTGATGTAATCCCACAAGGAACTAGTAAAGCATTGCAAAAATTAGATACTAAAATAGAATATGATAGAGAAAATCAAGCTTATTATTCATCTGATATATTGAAATTCAGAGATTCTAAAGGTAGAAGTGAATTTGCTGTACCACTACCTAATGAATTAATAGATTTTGTTAATAATTTAGAAGGTAATACATTTGAAGAGAAATTAGATAAGTTTAATGATAAATTAGATATACACATGCCTGAAGAATTAAGAATTTTTCATGGTTTGCGTATACCTAATCAATCTTATGCCAGTAATACCCCAGGTATTATTAAGCAATATTTACCTCCAACAATTAATACTATTATTGTTCCTAGTTCTTTTGTAGTTCAAACAGGTTCTGACTTTGATATTGACAAATTATTTTGTTATTTTAAATCTTTTTATGTAAAAGATAATCAAATTAAAGAGGTCAAATTTTTTAGTAAAAAGGAAGCCTATGATGAGTTTGATTATAGTCCTAGAAGAGAAGCATTACAAAATAGATTAATAGATGTCTCACATAACTTACTACTAGATGAAAATAATGCCAGACAGTTATATACAGCTACAGATGATAGCTATTTAAAAGAAGATTTATTACAAGAAATTCTTGAGGCTAAAGGTTATTCTAAGAATAAAGATAGTAAATATGTAACAGAAGATGATAAATTATCAATTACTGATATATTCTTACCTACTACATCATTTAAGAAATTCAAAGATTTCTATGGAAGTAAAGCTGGTTTAGGAATGGTTGCAAGACATATACCCAATCATGCAATCACACAAATTAAGAACATTAGAATTGCACCACAATACAGAACATGGTTTAAAGATAATGCTAATTCTTTAGCAGGGTTAAAAGAAGCTACTGGAAGATATATTACAGATGTATTATCTGCTTATCTATCAGGTAATGTGGATGCTGGTAAAAACCCTTATTTAGGTAAAATTGGTATTACTAAAGATACACAGGATATTGCTACAATGCTTGTTAGAAGAGGTGTATCACACAAAGAAGTATCTTTCTTTTTAGCACAGCCTGTAATTCAAAAATACCTTGAATATAGAGCTATTAATGAGTCTGATGTAATTAAGAAAACTGGTAAGGTTAAGTTAAATAAAAAGACTGGGGAAAATGAAGGTGGTTTAGAGCTTAAAAATGCTGATGTAGCTGTAAAAGCTTTAGGATTTTTTGGATTACCAATTCAACTACAAAAAGATAGTTCGGGTAATATAATTACAGAGAATTACTTAGCTAATGCCACACAACATACCCTAGAAGATTTAAAGAAAGGTTTGTCTATATACAAAGATAATTTTGGATTAGAAAATACTCCTAAACTTACAGAAGCTGAAAAGCAATATCAGTTTAGAATTTTAATGGAATTTTTAAATTACATAGCACAAACAAGAAAATTTAATGAGTTTATTGATATTGCTAACCCTGATACAAATGCGGACAAAAATATATCAGAAGCTCTTGAGACTATTCAAGAGAATAAAATAGCTTTAAAAGCACCTGATAGATTCATTGAGAATACTAATGCTTGGGAAGAAGAAGATTCATTTGGAGGTATTTTAAAACCCTATTATGAGGCACAGAAAATAAGAGAAGCATTTAAAGATGTCGATTTAGTATATTCTAATCCTCTTATTACTATGGTAATACCTAGAATTACTAAGTTATTATACCCATACTCCAAAAAAGAGAATAAAAAGACAAGAGAGAAAATAACTAAAACTGTAACAGATGATATTATATTAAGGTTTGTAATGAAGAATATTAAGAATACAAAACCTGATATTTTATCTACTATATCTGGAGATAATTCTGTTGCTAAAAGAATAGAGGTTATTAAAGTTGATAAAACACATCCACTTCATAACAATAAGTGTATTGATAAACTCGTACCACTAGTAAATAATACTAAAATTGGAGATAAAGAGTATGATAACTTCCAATTGTATGATAAAAAGATGCAAGCATTTACTATTAATCTTTTAACAGATGAGTTTTTAAAAATTAGGACTGTTGATAGAACTTTATTTAATGATATAATTATAGCTAATTTCCTACAAGGGGGATTAGGTAATTCACCATTCCAATTGAATCAGATTATACCAGCAGATGTATATTATGGAGCTATATCAAGGGTATTAGAGAAATTTAATGTTGATATGGAAGATTTAAATCTATTTGCTAAAGAATATATACTTAACAGAACTAATTTATTACAATATGGTGATGAATTTGATGATTGGGGTAATCCACCTGTATATAAGATAAAAGATAAAGATGGTAATGTAATAGTCCATATTAAAGGTGAGGGTAAGTTTGAACCTAAAGGTAATGGATTTAATATCCTTAATTATGGAACTGAGCGAAGTACTAAATTAAATTTATTTGGTGAAAGTTTGATGGAAGAAGAAATAATAGAACAACCAATTACTCAACAACCTGAGCAAATTAAAGAAGGTAGGACTGTAGCAATTATAGGAACAGCAGGAAGAAGTCAAGTTCCTACTCTTAAAGAATGGAATAATATGTTAAAAGATGCAGAATCCAGAGTTAACACTAATGATACTTTAATATCAGGTGGAGCAGCTTGGGCTGACCATTTAGCAGTTAAATTATTCTTAGAAGGTAAAGTGAAAGGATTAAAACTTAGATTGCCTGCTAAAATTAAAGATGGTAAATTTGTAGGAGGTTATGGAACAGCAGGAGGAACAGCTAATTTCTATCATGATAAAATGAGTAAAGTAGTAGGGGATAACACTATAAAAGAGATTGAACAAGCTATAAATAAAGGTGCAGAAGTTACTTATGAAACTGAAACATCTAATAAAGCAATGTTTATTAGAAATGCAAAAGTTGCAGAAGAATCTAATGCTATGATTGCTTATACTTATGGAGAAGGTAATGAACCTGCTGATGGAGGAACTAAGGATACATGGAATAAATCTAAATATACAGATAAGACTCATGTTCCTATAAGTAAAATAGTAGAAACAATACCTGAAATTAAAGAGAGACAAATATCTGCTAAAGGTAAAATGACTTATTCTTATGGCAGTAATAAAAGAAGTGATGTAAAATCTAATACTACTTTTGAAGCTATTAAAAATGGTGAAAGAACTGCTACAACAAGATATGAGTCTGATGGACATATAGATTACTGGAAAAAACTAAAAGAAGGTGATATTATAGAATGGGAAAGTAAGAGTGGAGAAAAAGTATTGGTTGAAGTTACTAAACCATTACATAAATTAGTTGGAAGTGGTAAAACTGCTGAACAATGGAGTAAATTAGAAGGATGGTCTGTTGATTATTTTAATTCTAAAGTTAAACCAAAACTAAATGAAGCTTGGCAGATTGAATATAAAATAGTAGAAGAAGTTAAACCAAAAGAAGAAGATATTCAATACTCTAAAGTAAAAGAAAATAGAGTTTCTAAGGTAACTCCATTGTCTGGGACTATTCAAGATTTTAAAAAATCTGTAGGATTAACTAAAAAAGAGATAAACACAGCTAATAGAGGTAAAATAAATAAAGAAATTGAAAAATATAATGCTAAGAATGGAACATCTTATTATGTTGTATATAAACAAGTAGGACAATCAACTTTAGATACTTATGAAATATTAAATAAATCTAAGTTAGATAAAGATTTTGATTCTAATGATTTAGCAAATGATTTAAATTTAGATATAGATTGTTAATATGAGTAATTGTAGAATAAAAAATTTAACATATGATGAAGTAAGAGATGCTTATGTAAATAAGACAGGTCTCTGGGAAAATTATGAAGATTTAACAGTAGAGGAATTAACTACTAAACTAGATTTATTAAAAGATTTAATTACAGTAGATGAGTTTGAAAATACGGAATTACCTGATAAGGCATACAAAAATCCTACAGGTAAAACATCTAAGTATTCTATTACAGATGCTTCTGGAAAGAAATATATAATTCCTCATAGATTTACAGATGTAGTTCAAAGAAAATTTGAAAAAATATTTGGTAGAGAGAAAGCTGGTGAAACATCAACATCTCCTGATAATGTTATTAAAGCTGCATCTGGAACAACTATACATAGTATTCTTGAACAGATTACACATAACTTAGTTAACAACGATAATTCATTTGAAAAAACAGATATTAAGTCTGTTTCTAATGAAGAAATAGCTAAAAATTATGGTGTGGGTATTCCTATTGTGTCTGAAGCTCAGAGAATTATAGAAGCACAATTAGAGTTTTTTAAAGAAACTCAAAGAAAAATAGATCCTAAAGGTAAGATAGTTGTTAGAACTGAGGCTCGCATTACTGACCCTAAATATAATAGTGCTGGTACAGGTGATTTAGTAGTAATATTTAGTGATAGAAGTGTTGGCTATATAGATTATAAAACTATGGGAGCTAAAGAAACATCATTAGATTTGAATAAAGAAGTAGCAGATGAAGATTGGATTAGTGAATATAAATATGAAGATTTTGCCTTACAGTTAAATCAGGTAAATAAATCATTAATGGCTTTAGGTGCTAAAGAAATAAGATTTAGTAGAATTGCTCCTATTTATTTGACTAATTATCTAAAGAAATCAACAGATAAAACTCCTGGTAGATTATCACCTAAAATAAGGTCAATTAAGGGCACTGGGGAGTATTTTAAGCCTATACCTATAGAAATAGAAAAGACAGGTATAACAGCCTTAGATAGGGCTATTTCAGACCTTGTAGACCTTAGAACTAACTATTATAATAGATTATCTAAAGAATCATCTCCTTCTAGCCCAAAAGCTGAAGCATTAAGAGCCAGAATAGGTATTTTAAATAAATCTATTCAGAGCTTAGTTGTAGACAAGGATATGACATACATGATTAGTAAGTATAATACACTCATTAATAGTGTTGGTAAACTTGATAATAAGTCTTTAGAAGAAATTAATGAACTTTATGATGATGTTCAAGTATATTTAGGTATTATAGGTACGGCTGATAGTTTTTACAGAGCTTTAGGGCTTTCTGAAGAGGATTATCAAAAAAGAATTAGTCAAGTGGGTAAAATGCTTACTAGATTACATACTTTACAGAATTTACTTAAAGAACAAATGGTTCTTAAAAGTCTTAGTTCTGATGAAATAGAAGCATCTAAACATGCTAATCAGCTTAATTTTGTTGATAAAATGTTTAAAACATTATCACAAATAGACCATCCTATATTTCAGAAATTCTATAAAATGTATACAAAAGCTAATGATACTACAAGAAAAAGTGTAATGTCATTAGAAAAGACATTGAAAGATAAAGCTAAACAGTTAGAGGATTGGGGTGCTCAAAATGGTTATAAAGGTTGGGATGTGTATAATTTATTAATCAATAAATCAACTGGTAATTTGTATTCTCAATTATCTAAAGAGTATTACCAAGAATTCAAAACAGCTCAAGAAAATAAAGATAAGAAGAAATTAGATGAATTACTAGGACTCAAAGATAACTGGGAAGCTATTTATAAGGAGAAAAGACAAAAATATATCATTAATAATGGCTTAAATGAAGAAGATGTTAAAGACTTAAGGAAATTAAAGAGATGGGAAGAACAGAATAATCCTAAGTCAGGTAATATTATATATAGTAAATATTATGGTGTTTATTATAGTATCAAACCTGATGTATATAATAATCCTAAATACCTGACTAAAGAATATGCTTACATTAAACAACATAAGCCATTATTAGACTATTATACTTTCTGGCAAGAATCTATGAAAGATGCTAGACAATTATTAGGTCATTTTGAAGATGAGCAAATGATTACTGGTAACTTTGTCCCTTGGATTAGAAAAGAAACACTAGAAATGGTATTTGAAGGATCTGTATCATTTGACCAAATTAAAGATAAATTATCTGAAATGTGGACTGTAACACCTGATGATACTAAATATGGAGAAATTATAGATAAAGGAGAAAAGGATTTATCTACTGGTAAAGCCAAAAGACAAATACCAAGATTCTTTATACAACCATTCCAAAATAATGAAGGTAAGATAGATACAAGTATGAAATCCTATGATTTAAATAAGAGTTTGTATCTATTCATGACAATGGCTCATAATTATAATAATCTTAGGCAAATAGAAGCACAAACTAACGCCCTACAGGATATTCTATATGATAAAGAATTTGGGGAAAGGGTTGTAACTAATGATGGGAGATTAGTTAAAAATATTGCTGGTAAATTTGAGAAACATTTTGGATACTCATCTGAAGCTGCTGAATTGTTTGAAAAACATGTTAATTATCATTTATATGGAGCTAGAATACAAGATGAACCTAGCAGATTATCTGAAGTGTTATTAACAGCTAAAAAATATCAACAATTAAAAGAATTAGCATTTGCACCATTACTCATTACTACTAACTATTTAGGTCAACAAGCTAACATGTTTTTTGAAGGTTCTAAAGGATTCTTTTATACAAGAAAACAAATGTTAGATAGTGTAGCTGAACATAAAAAAGCTTTAATACCTGGAACTGAGGAACAGGCTAAATGGGCTGGAATTACCTATTTATTTAGACCTACAGGTGAAAAGACTGACCATAATTTTATTAAGGATATAAGGGTATCTAAAGCACTAAAATGGGCTAATGAGGATAATCTATTCTTTGGTTATAGAAACACTGATGAACACACTTCTAATCTAATTTTATTTAGTATGCTTAAAAACTATGGGATAGATAATAATGGTAATGTTAGAAGATTAAGCTTACTAGACAAAGATTCTAAATCTCTATATGATAGGATTAAAGTAACAAAAGATACTTTTGAAATAGAGGGATTAACAGATGAATCATATACACAGTTTAGAAATACTGTAATGAATGTTTCTAGAAATATTAAAGGCTCATTATCTCAAGAAGATATGAATGCTATTAATTATTCATTATTAGGTAATCTAGCAATGTCATTTAAAAACTGGTTACCTGGATTAGCTCTTGAAAGATTTGACAAATTAGGGTATGATGCTACTGCTGAGGTAATTAAAAGAGGTAGATATGTAGATTTAGTAAGTGAATTAGGAGTTGATTATAATAAAAGCATGAGTAAATTTTTAACTAGTTTTGCTAAAAGAGCTGGTGAATTTGCTTTAGATGTAGCTACCTTCGGTAAATTAAATATGCTGAAAGTTAATGAAAACAGAGCTAAAGCTTTATTTCAGGATTATTTATCTAAAAATAAACATTTATTAACTCAAAAGTCTGAAAAAGAATTATATCAGGAATTTTTAGATTATAAAAGAGGTAACTTACAAGCATCTGGTGTAGAAATGGCTATAATAGTTTATTTGTTACTAGCTTTAGCTGCATTAGGTAAATATTGGGATGATGATTCTTATCAAAGAAGGACAGTTATGCGTCAATTAAGGAGGGCTGCACGAGAATTATCCTTCTTTATAAATCCTATGGCTATTACTGAAACTGCTGGTAGAAATACTGTACCAATAGTAGGGGTTATGACAGATATTCAAAAATTAGTATTTGAAGTTGGTGATGAGACTACGGATTACATATTTGGAGAAGATAATACTAGAGATAAAACTAATATTCCTTATAGATTAAGACCTTTTATTCCAGGATATAGATTAAGTACTACATTTGAGGTATTTGATGAAGATGAGAAAAGAAAGTATTAAGGAGGTCAAATTTTTTAATGATAAAAGGGGGTTAAATACCCCCTTTTTTATTATACATACATATTTACAAATGATGGTTCAAAATCCATACTAGCTAGAAAATCCACTCTAGATTGACGAATCTTATTATGCTTTAATTTATTTAAATATGGATTTCTTATAATCCATACTTCTTTATTGTTCTTTTCAACTATTTTGACAATATTATCATTTTTATCTTTGTATTTTTCCCCTACTACATAACCATTATATAAACGCATTTCTTCATCATATGTAATTACAGTAGAATCAGATGAGTTTAATACTTTTCTTAACTCATTAGAACTTATAGTTCTAGGGTCATCATCATGAGGAGTAAAACATTCAGAATAACCATAAGTTACATCATTATCATCATCTTCTTCTGGTTGATCAAAATGAAATTTTCCTAATTTAAATGGAGCAACATTGTAATCTTTTTTACCTTCATTTAGTATTTCTTCATAATGATTAAATAAAGAACTATTTTCTCCTTTTTTTAATATTTTTAATGGTGTTGCACAAATAGAAGGAGGGCTATTAGACCCTCCTTGTTTTATTTCACTATTAAAATTTCTTCCTTTAAATACACTGGTTAAATCCATATTTTTAATTTAATGTATCATATAAATCTGTTAAACTAATATGAGCTTCTAATATACCATCATTCATAGTATTATTTCCACTACCAATAATAATATCCTTATTACGAACATTAATTATACCACTTGTAGATGCATGAACTTCAAGATTATTTTCATTAACTAATTCTTTAGTAGCATCTTCTATTGTCTGAGCCATTTTTAACCATGAAAAATCAGTATTTTTAGGATTTATTGTAACTATTCCTAATACTGTATCTTCTTTAATATGCTCTCTTTCAACAGATGTATATGATAATGTTTGTTGTAAATAATAGAAACTATAATCCTGTATACTAGATACATTTTCAAAGAAATAATTCTTTATATATGTCTTATATTCAGGATTAAAGCATAATTCTTCATTATTTTTTGTACAAAAATCTACTAAATACTCTAATTTTATATCCGAATAGTAACTAGTATACATTTCAACTGTATTTGTTATTGGAAATATTATCCTCTCTTTATATCCATTCTCATAAAAAGTTTGAATAATAGAGTTTTGTAATCTTTCCATTTCCATTGCCCTTTTTGGTAGAAATACTTTATCTTTACGTACTTCAATTACTTGCATTATACTAATTCTTTAAATGATTTAATTCTTTTATAACCTACATTATACCTTTGATTATGAGCAGCATCCCATAAAAAACAACATATTCCATTATTATTTAAATCTACAAAATTTTCAAATCTGTCATCAATAAATATGTCTATTTTTGCACTTTTCATAACTTCTACTTTAGATTGACCAACAGCTACTGTATAAACAGGAACTTCAGGAAATCCATGTTTTTTAAGCCATTTTTCAGTTATTTCTGTAGATACAGGTCTAGATGTTACATAACAAGTAGGTTCAAATGGAATATCTTTTGGGCTTATTCTAGGTTCAAGATTTAAATAGAAATTATCTAATTCATTATTTTCTTTCATTATTTTAAATCTTTTACTCATCTCCCTATCATAATTCCATTTATCAGGATTTATATCTTCACCCCATTTTTCATGCCATCCTTTAACAAAATTACATAATACTTCATCTATATCTAAACCTATTTTAGGTCTTGTTAAATAATCATGATTTCTATCATCGCCTTGTGGATAAATTTTATAGTATTCTAATAAAGTTATAGCATTCCATGCTACATGTGCCATATGATGTAATCCACTTTCTTCATCTAAATCTTCACCTAATTCCATTTTATTAAGATGCCTTTTTAGACTACCTAATACTCTACTCCATTTCATACCTCTTCTCCAATTATTAGGAGCATACTTTTTAGCTCCCATTGTGTAGATTTTAGCAAGCTCATTTAAAGCCCATGCTGGTAATAAGTCATGTCTAATTTTATTATCATCATACCTTAAAGCCTTATCTTTAAATTGTTCTTCTTGATTGTCTCTTTCATAATTAGCACATTTAGCTTTTATCCATTGTACTTGTTCTTCAGGCATATAATATACTTTCAATATTAGCTGGGGAATAGTTTTCCCCTTTCAATAATTTACCATCTTCTCTATATACAGGCTTACCATTTATACCTAATTTACTCATATTACTTCTATGAACTTCATCAAAACATTCTTCTATTTTATCCTGTAATCCATAAGCTAGTATAGTACCGTATGTAACATATAGTAAATCACATAATTCTTTAGCTACTTTATCTATATTATAATTCTTTAAATGGTCTGGAGGTGATATTAATTCTTCTTCAACCTCCTTTGCTTCTTCATGAATTAGATTATTCCTTAATTCTCTAATACTAAATGGAGGTAATGTTGGAATATTACTGTAATATCCTCCAAATTTTTCATGAAATTCCTTAACTTGCTCAATCTGTTTTAACATCTATTTATTTACAACTATGAAAGTTTTCAATGTAATATCTACCACTCTATCATTATACCATTTAGATTCTTGCTCTGATAAAGTATTATTAGTAATTTCTTTGTTTTTTTCTTCTTCTATAATGTTCAATGTTTTATGAACATTATCAAATACTCTCCATTCTTTCTTTTTACACCATTCATTAGTAGTTTCATATCTTGAATCTAACTCACTAACAAACTGTAGTAATTCTGGTCTTAGATTGAATGCTATTTTTATTCTTTTTATTAAATTGTTTATTCTTGTCATATAGTTTAATATATTCATTCAATATTTCCTGTTGTCTTATGGTCATTCCATGAAACTCTACATATCCAAATTTAGGATGAGGCACTTTTATTATTTCCATTTCTTTTTGTTAAATTTGTATTAATTTCAGGATTATATCTATAAATTTCATCTTCTGCATAAGGTTTGTCCTCTACTTCTACTATCCATTTTTCAGCCTCCTCATCACTATAGCCTAACTCCTTAGCTAAATCTGATATTACACTCTTATCTCTGTAAAATATCTTCCATCTTTTTGATAATTTCCCACTAACAAATTGTGGAATACATTCTTTTACATAAGATTTATCCATTTTAGAGTATTGACCTTCAACAAAAGTATTAATAATATGTTTATATTTATCTGGTATTTCTAGAACCATCATAATACCATCTTCAACATCATATTCATCTTTAAAATTAGTTAATTGTCTTATTGCATCACAATATTCTTCAAAGTTAGAATCTAATTTATTTGGTTTGAATAATAAAAATAAACAACCTTCTAAATCCCATCTTATATCATATTCATTATCTTGAAGAAAAGCATTAACTAAACCCATTTCTATCAATGCTTTATCCTCTAATCTCAATGCTGGTAGTAAGAATCTCGAAGTTTTGTTATATTTTATTTCTGTTTGTGACTTTAACAATATTCTAAATTTATAACTCCTTCATTTTCAATAATTTCTTTTTCATATGTCCAGCTATTATTTTCTTTGCACCAAATATATTCATCTATTAGTTGACTAAATCCTTTATAATACTTATTATTTAAATAAAAACCATCCATACCATTAGATAAAAATTTATCTGAACATTTATATAATAAAGGAAAACCCTGTGTTTTAGTGGATTCTACAATAAATGTAAATGGTAATATTGTATAATCTTTAAATTTAGACCAATAATCATCATTTGACTTATTTATAAGCCAATACAGAGCACTTGTATAGAAACTAGCCTGTATGTCATATCTGAAAGATAATGCGCTAGAATTGAAGCTAAATGTGCTTTTTCCAGTAGTTTTAAGGTCAAATATCTGAATTGTCTTCTCTTGATGATTGACAAATATCATATCTAGCTTAGATTTACATTTTTGACCTTTAGCTTCCCAATATATTTCTAATTGATTAATTCTTTCTAAAGACCAATCCTTAATGGAACTAAAATCATTATTATTTTGGAAATATTTAGAAGTAAATCTATTAGTTTTTAAACTTTCAACTATTTTAGTAGCTAATTCATATTGAGAATTTGTTAAAATTTGTTTATTATTAACACTTTTTTCATATTCTTGTTTATCAAATAACCATTTATCATAGTCTTTATACTTTTCACAATATTCACTAATTACTGAATCTAAAGATTTTCTTTTAAATCCTACATAATCATAAGCCATTTGTTCAGCTACAGAATCTTCATATTCTTTACTATAATATTCTGAAAGTTTATCAGCAAAATCTTTCATTTGCCCTGTAGGTATATTATCACAAGTTTCTTGAAATTCTAAGGCATAAATATCCCAAAATTTCTCTGGTTCTGTAAGTAATGCATCCACTGCTCCACCAATAATAAAATGTTCTTTTTCTTCAGATTCTTGTTCTTGAACATATTTTAAATAAGCTGGTCCAACAGATAAATTACGTAATAAACTATAACTTATAGCATCTGTATTAAAATAATCACTCATTAACTTGTTTTTACAGAAATTATTCTCTCGCCTGGTAGTAAGAAATAAGTCCTGATATTCTCTTTTAAATGCTTTTCAATAGCTTTTTTAGTCCCATCTCTATTAGTTTCTATAATTATTTCAACTGTAATTTGTTTATCTAAGTTTTGCTCATCTGTTATATTCATTATTCCTTATATTTTTGAATAATTTGTTGTTCAACTTCTTCAATATTTTCATTATGTTCTAATAAACCATCTACACTATTCCATATTACAGATTGACCTTCAAATTCTGAATCATAAATTGTAAATTCATGAATTCCATTATAAATTCCCTTATACCAAAAATCTGTAGCAAAAGCTGTTTCTTCTATTTCAATTTTATCCATACACCTGGATTCTTTTTGTCTATACTATACCATTTGTTATTCTTTTTATAAGGAATTGGTATTATATAGTTCATGTTATCATCTGGGATAATATCATGTGCAGATAATAGGTCAAGAATAATTTGATTTGCATTATTAAAGTCAAATGCTCTGTTACTATCTCTGACAAAATGAAAATATATTTCCACAGGATATTGTATGCTTTTCAAATATTCACGTAATTCATCTGTTTTTTTTCTAAATTCATTATCTTTTGTCTTATATTCATCAACAGTCTTCTTAGAAGCTGAGTATTTTAATATACCCAAACTTCTAAGATATTTCATGACTGTTTTAGATGGGAATATACCTCTTGAGGTTTTTATTTTACTATTCTTCAAACTTGGTACATTCCCATTTATAAAAATTTCTATCAATATTTTATTGATTTAATATTTTCAATCAAATAAATCACCATCTAGTAAATCTCCAAGAATTCCTCCTGTCATGCTACCTCCTAATAAACCACCTAATAATGCAGAATCAGTAGCTAAACCAATTAATGAAGATACTAAGAATGAATTATCTTCATCTACTCTTAATAGGCCTTTTTTACTACAATTATGTGTGGTTTCCCAACTCATTATTTCTTCTCTACAATGTTTACAGTACATAAAATGTTTGTTTAATAAATTGTATTTATTCCTGATGATTCAAATATAAATTTAGCATCTTCTCTAAATTCTATTTTACCTAAACCATCACCTTTTTCAAGAGCTTCTTTAGATTGTTGTTTTTTAAAATTACAATAATCTATCAAATAATTTGCTACATTGTTACTATAATCATTTTCATAAAAAGATTTGAAGAAATAATTCTTATAACATGATAATATACTTTCTAAAGTATAAGGTACTTCATCTCTTAATATTTCATTAGTAAATTGTTCAGCAAATTGTATAATAGCAGAAGTTATAAATAACCAGTTACTTACTTTAGTAAAATTAAATGTTGGTGTATGATTTCTAAATTCAATTGTTTGTCTTGTTGAAAACAAATAATTATTTAGATTAAGCCATACATATCTAGCGCTGTAATTCCATTTATCCATTTCACCTTTAGGATGTCTTAGTGTATGTAAATTCCATTCTTGATTTGTAGAATTTACTGTTTGATCACTAGCCCACCAATAAATTGCATCAAATGCTTTTTTAATTTTTTCTTTAGCTCTGGTTGGTGTTAATTGTTCTTTAAAATCAAATCTACCCAATTCAAGATTAGGTAATTTTTGACAATAATTCTTATGAAATCCATATTTTTCAGGATTGGTTTTGTAATCAGGGAACATTAGAAATACTTCATCTTGTATGTTATAAGCTAATTTATATAAAGCTACTACAAACTCTTCTGTTCTCTTATTTAATCCTCCAATATGTATATGCATTGAACATTTATGATTAAAATCACATCTTTTAGTTAATTCTTTACATTGTAGTTTAATAGTTTCTAATCCAGCTTCACCTGCTAAAGGTATTGTAGTATATTCATAAGGTTCTGTACCATCTTCATGTCTTAGACTACCATCTTTTAATGGTACTATACCTAGTGGGGCTAATAATTGTGGTGGTATAAAACCTGTATATGACTCATATTCAATACCAAACGAGTAATTTCCAAATAATTTAGTAGCTTGTGTAGTACTTGGACTATAGGGTAATTTATACTTAATTTTATTGTACTCTTGAATTATATTCAAAAATTGCTTATTATTATTATCAGCATTATAATTAAGTTTTTTACCTCCATCATATTTATAGACAGCTTTTTTTTGTAAAGTTCTTTTATCACCGATTGTTTTAGGTACATAACAACCTGTTCCAAAATACTCTAAATACCCCATTTTTTCAGCTACTTCAACATTTAGGCATGGTGTACCCATTGTATGTTTAGTCATATGAGAATCACAAATTACTGTATTGGTATAAGGATTAAGATTAAAATAACCTCTATTACCTTGTTCATCAATAATACCCTCTACCAAATCAGGATTTTCTCTTAGTTTTTTTGTTAATTCCCATTTTTTAGATTCATAATTATAAGCTATTCTACCAGTATTTTTTCTAGTCCATTTAAATTCACCCTTTTCATTTTCAACTAAAAAACAATCTACATCTACCTCATAATATTGACCATCTATTCTTTTACATTTATCACGGGCTACTTCCCTACCATCAAAAGTAGTGACATTTTTTACAACTTTAGTAAATTCAATCATATCTTTTTTTCTTGCCATTTTAACTATATAAAGGACCTAATTCCTTAGTTTTAGTAAATGATTGTTTATTCTCTTCTTTATCTAATATTTCCACCTGTTTAGACACTGAATTATAAAATCCTCCTAAAATATTAAATAATGTTTTGTATTTTGATTCATCTTTAACATCTTTCATTTTATCTAATGTAGAATTAATAGAAGACATTACATCTTGTGCATGATTCACAATATCTTCATTTAAATCACTACTTACTTCAACTTTTTGAAGAACTTGTGGTAAAGATATTATTTTTGGGTTAATGACACCCTCAAATTTCTTTATAGTTTCAAATCTTTCTGAGGGAGTTATTCCAAATTTTACTGAATTTAAACCACCTGATATGAAATTAAATTTTCTATCATAATCAAACATTGGAATAAAATCACCATTAGCCCAGTAAGAACCTTTCATTTGTGCTCTTTGTGTAGTATCTTTGAAATTAGCACACCAACCAAACACATGTTCTTTTAATAGACCTGTATTAATTAATCCTTTCTCTTTATTTTCCCAAATTCTACCTGATTGAGATAATTCATCTATTTCTTTTGCACTTTCTTTTGATAATAATAAAAATCCATGAAAGAAATAATAAGTATCTATACTTTCTGTATCACATGATGTATTACCTTTAGGATAACCATCTATATCAAGTTCTAAAGAAACACAGGTTTCATATTTACCTACAAGATGACCATTTCTCCAATATCTTCCTCTATGGAAGTATATTTTATCTGTTATTTTTTGTTGATCAAAATAATAAGGTTCATTATCAACAATAGGTTTTCCTGCTGTAGTATTAATAGATACATTTCTCCATTTAGTTACAGGATAACCTTCAAACATCTTCATAAGCTTTTCACGAGCTGTTGTATCTGTTTTTCCTGAAGGTTTATATGAACTATAAGATGAGTAATTAGTATTACTATATCCATAAACACTACTGTTAGTAATAGTCCTTTCAATTTTTCTCATTTTTAGTTTTTCACCAGGTTTAATTGTAACTAACATATTAGCTTGTAAACTAAATACTGTAGGCTCTTTGTCTGTATGTTCTTTACTAAATCCTGGTTCACCACCTATCGCGTATAATGATTCCTTAATTGATGAAAAGTAGTAGTTATCAGTAAATTTACCTTTTGAATCTTTAACTCTATAAATAAACAAAGGTCTTTCTTCTTCTAAAGTTTCTGTACCAGCATATTTTTTAGATGCTCCTTTCCATAAATACATTGTATTAGGTTCATCTACATAATACCATGCTAATGCAGCAGCACCTTCATAATCTTTTAATACATTAAAGTATTTTGGATCATATTTAGCTTTAGCAAGAATAGATAATATTGTTTGAGAATCAACTTTTTCTTCTTTAACTTTATATTCTTTAGCTATTTCATCTTCATTACTAATAAATCCATTATGAACACCAATTAATACAGTTTTACCTTTTTTATTTCTAATTACAAAAGGGTGAGCACAGTCTATATCATCTTTAGTAGATTTTACACTTGCATTTCTTGTATGAATTAAAACATTATAGTTATTGTGTTTTTCATGTGTTGATAAATTCTTTTTTTCAATAAAATTTGTAAAATTAGCATCTTCTTTAACTCCTTTACATACTTTATCATTAATTACAATACCACATGAATCTGTTCCTCTAGTTACATTATAAATACCAAGTATTTTTAATTTATCAATGTTTGCTGGTTCATTACCAATATATCCTGAAAGTCCACACATTAATTTAATGTTTTATTTATTAATTTAATTATTTCATTATAATAATAATCACTGCCTTTATTCATTTTCTATTGTAATTTTACCAGAAAATAATGTACAAGTATTAATATCCCATTCACCTAATCTTTGTACTGATTTTCTAGGTTTTGGGTAAATAATAGCCACTTTTCTCTTAGTGTTGTTTAAAATATTCGGTTTAGTTAAAATTAAACCAATAGAATTATTAGAAGATTTAATTATTTCTCCAGGTTCACCAGAAGGTTTTAAATCTTTTGTATCTTTAATTGTTACTTTCATTGTATTTATAGCTTATTTTGTATTATTTTAACAATTTGTTCGTAATATGCTTCAGAACCTATATTAGACAACGCAGGAGCAGAATTAGTTTCTAGAACAATATATTCACAAGTTTTTCTTTTATTTCCATCTTTATCTTCAGAACTTTGAACTCTAACATCTACCGCACATATATCTAAACCTACTGCTTTACAAGCTTTAATACAATCTTGTTGTATTTCTTCCCAATTAATAGGTTTATCAAATAATGGATTTTCTTCACCTATCCATACACAATTATCGGAGTTAAAATACCATCTATCTTTAGCATCATTTTTACGAAGTTTTCTCCAAGATAAAAAATTACCATTTTGTGTTACATGTAATCTATATTCTCTAGCATAGTTATAATATTCTTCAAATATATAGTTATTTAAATCTTTACCTTTCATCCATGTTTCTAAAGATTTGTGGTCTTTATGTAGAGTATTACCAGCACCACCTTGACCAAATAATGATTTAGATATTATAGGATATGATAAGTCTCCTCTTTCAATTATTGTTTTATTAGCTTCCCAAGTATACCAATTCGCAGTTTTAACATCATTATTAGTAAAAGCTTCTTTCATTTCTCTTTTATTACGAGATATTTCAATAGCTTCTGTTTTGTTAATTTCTAATATATCTTGTCTGGATGTTATCTCTTCAATTGGAGTTAAACTACCTAATCTAACTATTATTGGTTTTGAATAAAACGTATTATATAACTTATCTCTTAATTTATCAGCAGTAAAATTTTTAGTTCTTAATCTTACTCTAAATTTTGTTATTTGTTTTTTAACAGCTTTCTTCAACATGTTTTTTCTTTCTTTTGTATAAATGTATATTAGAAAATATACCAGATTCATGTACTTTGTTTGATGTTGTTAATTCAGACCAATCACACTGATCTAATTCACCCTCATCATTTAATAAATGTAATAATAAGTGTTTATTACCTGTTATATAATATAATCCTTCTGTATCAAAATATGGACTATTTATTTTGTTTATATTTGATATATAACTATCTAAATCTCCATTATACCAAAGTCCTATTCTACATAATAATGTAAATAAACTTAATAAATAAGGTTTTTCAATCCATTGCTTAGAGAATAAAATAACTAACTTATTATCATCACATGTTACTGTGCTTAATTCATATTCTCTTAATATTTCAATCTCATTTAAAAAAGCCTGTAAATTTACACCTAATTCCTCTAAATTTTCAATTATTGGTTCATATTTATTATTAAATAAATAAGGATACATACATAATTTCAATACATCTTGTTTATTTATAATTCCCTGATAATTAGATTTTTGATGATAAATCTCCATTTCTTTTTGTGTAAGTTCAGACCATACAATATCTTGTAAAAAATCTTTACAACAAACACCTAAATGTATGCCTTCATAATCGTCATTTAAAAATTGAAAAGCCCATCCATCATGCTTTCCATTATAAGTTTTTCCGTATTCTTTTAATTTTACCATTGTATTTCAGCTAATTTACCATTCATTTTTACTAAAAGCTCATTTGCTTTTTTAAAATGTTCACATCCTTCAAATCTGGTTATTGGATTACAATTTAATGGACTTGGGTGTCCTGCTTCTAATATATGATGTCTTGTACAATCTAAATGAATTTTATATTTTCTAGCATCACTACCCCATAACATCCAAATTAATCCTGGATTTTGAGTATTTAAATATTGAATAACATAATTAGTAAATGGTTTCCATAGTGTTAAATGTGCACCTGGAGTACCTTCAATAGTAGTTAAAGCTGTATTTAATAATAATACACCTTGTTTAGCCCATCTTTCTAAATTAGTGTCTTGGTCTATAAACAAATCAGAATGTGAACCATATACATCCATAGCCACTTCTCTTAATATATTCTGAAGAGATTTAGGAACATAATAGTCATTTTCATTTGCTTTTTTATAGCTAAATGCTAATCCATGAGCTTCAGGTTTATCAAATCTAATTCCATGATATGGATCTTGACCAATCACAACTACTTTAAGTTCATTATAAGGACAATATTTAAAGGCATTGAAACAATCTGTATCAAAAGGAACTACTCTTTTACCATTTGCTTTTTCAGACTTTAAATGATTGATAATATCATCAAATTGTGGAGATTCAATAAAAGGTGTTAATATTTTAAACCAGTTTTCTTCAAATAAATCTTTTATTTTATTAGCTTGCACGCTTCTTCTTTATTATATTTTTTAACAAAATCAATAATATCTTTAACTCCAAATTCATCTGGAATTAAGAAATATTCTATATTCAATTGTTCAGACATTATTTTAGTACATATTTTACCAGATTCATCATTATCATAAAATAATACAACATGTTTAAATCTACCTTTTAAATGTCTTATAAAATCAGGATTTATATAATGACCTTCGCCATGTGTAGCTACAGCATTATACCCTAATTCATATAAACACATTACATCTTTCATAGATTTAGTTAGATATATTAAATCTCCTTTTTCTGGAAGTTGGTCATAACCCATTATATCCTTATCATTATTAGCATTTGTAAGCCATCTTTCATATTTAGGTGCTGTTGGAACATATATCTTGCAATTATTTGTTCTTGGAAAATGATAAGCATATATTGGATAATTTTCTACGTAACAACGTCTTAATTCATTCTCAATATATACACATTTACAAGAATATACATTGTATTTTATCAATGTTTCAATACTAATACCATATTGAATCCAATAATTTTCATCTATTTTAGTATATTCTTGTTTAGTAAATTCTATCTTTTTCTTTTTATTTTCTTTAATAATATTATAGTTACTATTCTTATCTTTTAATCTTTCTACACTATATCCATTACTTCCAAATCCAAGATTAAAATCTCTATTAATTTGTTGACAAGCTTCCCAAAGAGTACAATTATTATAAACATGTTTCATTACATATTTAAAACAATCACCTCCTTCTTTAGTAGATAAATCTTTATACATTAGCTTATCAAGATGTATATTGTAATATACTCCAAAACTAGGGTTTTTATCAGTTCTATAAGGAGCTGAGAATATTTCATTCACTTCAAATTCATATGGAATATATCTTCTGAATATTTGTTCATCTGTAATAAATTTAAGAATATTTTGTGTAGATAATTGTAAGGTATTTATATGTTTTGTTGAAATCATATTATAAATTTAAATAATTATAAGGCTTGACGATATTTCATTTAATGTCCAAGGGTATCTGTAGTGTGGACTATTAACTTCACCACCTCTCACAATAAACTCACACTTAGCTATACTTCAGATACATCAGAGAATCCTCTAATGCAAATAGCACCTTATAACTATTTAATTAATTAAAATAGTGATTCAGTACTGGTAGTAGATGGTTCTTCTTTTGGAAGTTCTTTAACATATACTTTTGAAAGTGCTTTTTCAGCACCTACTTCTTCATATTTAGTCAAAGATGCAAATGCTCTATATTTAGGAAAATTAAGCTCTGTACCTTTTTTACCAGTTACAGGATTAATATATTCCTTACCATTCAGAGTAACCCAAAAATAATTATCCTTAACAATATCAGTTAATTTTTGTGACCATTCTTCATAGCTAATATCACTAGGAAGGTTATTAACAGCATCTCGTACACCTAAAGTATCAGCTAAATTTGCAATAGTTTCAGCCACCTGTTTTTCCATATCAGGATTAGACATAAATACAGTGTGAACTGTACCTATTTGTCCATATTTACCTTCAACTGGCACAAATCCTTCTTGAGTTACAGGTTCAGTTTCTAACTCAAATTTAAGCTTATAACTACCAGTTTTTGACTGATGTGATAAAACATTAGTTATTTTCACCTTATATTGTCCAGGTGTTAAATATTTGTTAATTGTTTGTTTCTGTGTTGTTGTTACTGTACTCGTATTAATCATATTAATATTCTTCTTTTTTTATTTCTTCTTCAATTTGTTTTAAAGATCCTGTAGCCATTGTAATTTCACTATTCCAATATCTTAGTGGCTCATCAAATACACTATTAAGTTCATTAAATGGTTTATAAATAGAATTTAAAGCAGCTGCACTAGTATAAGCTTCCTTTTTTCCATAAGGCTTATTTTTCATTCTCTTTTGTGTAGCTAATCCAATGTTATCTATTTCTTGTTTAGGTTCACTAAAATACCTAAAATCAGGATGCATACTATAAAAAATAAATCCAGGATTATTATTATCAACTATTGGATGAGGTGTTACTTCAAATATTGTTGTGTTATAATTAACACTTAATTCTCTCCAATCAGCTGTAGATGTAATCCTACCATTTGTCTTATTTAGCAAATATCCATTTACTTCATCACTTTTGAAAATATAAATTGTCTTATTTTCAGGATCTTGAGCAAATCCAACATAATTTTGTTCATCTTTTAATCCTAATAAAGATATTAATGCACTTGATATATAAATATCCCTCTTATTAGCGATTAATTCAATACAGAAATTATCTCCAAATTTATCTTTTCTTTCAACTCTATTACCTTTTACTAATATACTATGACCTGCAAATTCCTTATCTATCAGATTTATTTCATCTAATGTTATTTCTGCATTTGCATTGAAATAAAGAGATTTAGGATTTTTTGTAGAGTATAGTGCTGTAAAAGTATCTGTTTTTTCATCATACAATTTTAACTGCACAGTAGTATCTCTAGGTATTGTAGTAAAATAAGGATTTCTTACTACACCTAATCTACCAAGTAGTTTATATCTTTGTATTGTTCTATTTTGTAGTTGTTCTTCTGTTAAATTTGTCATTATTCACCTTTGTTATATTTATCTATTAATTCAGATACAATACTTAAATCATTTGGTATATATAAATCATTAAACATACCAACAGGAGATTTAGCAGGTAATTGACCATTGTTATTAGTGACAAATTCATATTTAATTTTATTATCTGCTCCTTTACTGGCTCTACTATATAATACCACTGTAAAAAGTCCTTCTAAAGTTAAATAATCATCAATCATTTTACCAACAGTCTTCATTTTAAAGCCATATTCTTTATTATCTTCTGGATGCCATAAGAAATAAACTTTAAGATCTTTTCTTGCATTTTTAGCTGCTTGTACAATTTTACTCATATTAACACCTATATCTGCAAATTTACCATACCCATTTTCCTTAGCTCTTGACATAAACTCAAAAGCCATAATAAATTGACCATCATCTATTACATAATTTTTAATATCTGGTCTTTTTTCAGATACAAATTTGATAGATTCGGCTATAGTATTACTATCTGATGTTTCAACATAGTTACCACCCTCACTTAATTTTCCACCATAATGTTTTTGCCATCCTCTAAATGGTAAATCTTTACCTGCAACATTGCACACTACAGTTTCTTTAGGGTTTAATCCTTTAATTTCAATTTCTGGTAAAATTCCATAACTAGTAGATTTACCACTTCCACTAGGTCCTACAATCGCAATTGCGCTCATTAATTATATTTACTTATTTTTCAATTGTTACAACTACATTATTTTTTATTACTAATCTATAACCTTTTTGATTTGGATATTTACCAGAAGAACCTAATGTTTCCATCATTTTTAATATATCTTCTGATAATATTTCTTTACCTATTTTTTCTAAGTCATAACCTAAAACTCTTTCAAAATATCTCAAATAAGCATGTTCAGAAATAATTGTGTCTTTCTTTTCAAAAGAATTTAATTTCTCTGTTAAAGTTTTTAATTCCTTTTCATGTAAACTTAATTCTTTATTTTTACCAGATATTTCTAGTTTTAAATTGTTAATTTTAGCTTTTACGTCCGCTATATGTACTTGTAGTTGTTTTAAAGCATTTTTCATAGTTAAATATATTTATTGTATAATTCTGGGTTGTTTATAAATTCTTCAGCTGGAGGTAATTCTTCAAAGTAATTTGATGCACCATTGAAGAATAGATCTACATATGTATTAGCTAATCCATAATGTCTATCTTTAAGAAATATAAGACTTCTATATCTATCATTTAATTTAGTAATATCATATTTTCTATATTTAGCTATTTTATATCTAGCTGGAGAAAATAAACCTAATACTAAATCACAATCTCTGGCTGTCTCTTTATTATTAGCTAGACCATTGAGAGAAGGTTCTAGTTTCTGCTCAATAGTTTCACCTTTATAAAATTCCATTCTTTCTGTCTCAGCAGCCTGTTGATGAACATTAATAACTGTACAGTTAAATCTCTTACAAAATTGCTTTAAACAGTATTCTTTACTAAAATTACCAATGGTTTGATGTTCCCCCATACCATTCTCTGGAGTTAGTAGAGAAATGTGGTCATTAATAATAAAATAATGTGTATCTGTAAGATGTTTATAACCAATAGTTATTTTATCTTTACCTTCATTTATTTCTTCATATAAATTATGTCCAACACTTGGATTATTAAAATAATCTCTTACATGTTTATAAATACCAAATGGATTATGAACATAATCTATTACTTCTACAAATGAAGCTAATTCATTAACAAAGTTTTCACATTCACGTATTTTAGCTAAATTATCTTCAGAAATAGTGTATTGACCTAAAGACTTTAATTGTGCGGTAGATAATTCAATATTAAATTTCTCATAAAGCATTGTGCTTATAAAAGATAGCCAGAATTCTTCCTGTGTTTCTTCTAATGCAAAATACCATAGTTTAACTTTAGTAGCTGGGTTTTGCTTAATAAAGTTATATACGGATGTTATACAAAAGAATTTAGTGAATTTAGTTTTACCTATACCACTTGCTGCTGTTAATTCTATTAATTTACCTTTCTCAAAACCAGGAAATTTTTTAGCTAATCTGGGAAATGGTGGTTGTATTGATAGTTGTTTACCTTCATCTTTAATTTGTTTATTCTCTAATATTCTTTTGTAAACTTCATCAAACATTTTTACTCCAAGGGTCTATTTTTTCAATATCATCATCTTTCATTACCTCTAAAATAGCTAAGAATTCTTTATTATTTAACCAAGTTATACTAGCTTTCATAAATTTTAAATCACTAAACATTTTACCATTTGAATTATTAGTACGCATTTCTATTTCATATTTTAAAGCTGTAATAATATCCTCATGTTTATATTCTTCTAGTAGTTTTTTATAAAGCTTTTTACATTTTTCTTGTTCTGTTCTTAAAACTCTGGTTCTAGGATAATGTAATATTTTGTCTGATGTTGGAAATGTTTCCCAAAACTCATTGAATTGATATTCAAAATTAGTTTTTTCAAATGTTATGTCTAATTTTTTGAAATCTTCAAATTTAGTTTTAAGATTAAATATAATGTCTTCTCCTTTATCTGTCACATAAAGATTTTCCACTATTTCAAATCCTAATTCATCACTATATATCCCTAAGAACCCTCGTCTTACCAGATTTTGTAATAATAACTTTCTCTGCTTGTCTATTTGTAGTATTTTCTCTAGAAAACTGTAATCTTTCTCGAATATAGCCTCTATTATAACTACTTGGTCTGCCGTTATTTTGTATTTGTCCAGAATTTCTTCTAGAAATACTTTCAAAATCATTTAATTCTTTTAATAATTTATTTTCAAAGAATTGTCTTTCCATTAATGTATAATCATCCATAATTTATCTCCCCCATCTAATATGATCAGATCTTACAATATTATTTTCTTTCTCATAATCCCTAATTTCTTTTCTTTTCATAGTAATTTTAACTTCATAAAGTTTTTGAATATCTCTACCTCTATTACGAAGTAATAAAGAACTATTTATAATATCATTTAATTCTCTATAAAACTCAGCTAATTTAGGGTGTTCTGTTGCCATTAAACTTACAGATTTTCCTGCAACTGGAACTATTGGCTTTTCTTCTTTATGTATTTGATTTTCATTTTCAGGAATTTCAAAGTTTTTGTCACTGATTGGTTCTTCTTCCATAGTTAAAATAAGCTTAATTGTTTATCCTCAATAACATCTATGATTTTTCTACATTCATTTATATAGAAAGAATAATCAATATTATATTCGGAAAATTGTTTTTCTATGTAATTATTAAATATTGTTACAGTATATGCTTTATTTATAAATTCAGATGTACCTTTTGTATAATACTTAACAAATACAGCACCGGTCTTAGATATATAGTATCTTACATTCTTCTGTTGTTTTTGAATTTTTTCTTCATTATCTTCCAAAAAATGTACCATTCCATAACTATCTTTACCAAATTTCTGCCTACCACAAAAGTCATAAATGTTAGTATGTTTTTTAATTGTATATTCTATAGGTATTTTATTAACAAAATATTCTTGTAAAGCAATAGGAATTATTTTAAAACTATTATCTTTATGATACGCTGGTTCATTACCTACGACTTTATCAATCTCAAATGCTCCTTTATATTTAACTTTACCTTTTTCTGATACAGCTAAATAATTATTGCTTTTCTGTAATCTCTTATTTCTAAGAGTGTCGGACTATATCTTCATTAACTTTTAATTTTTGTATTTTATAACCTTTAAATATAATTTCATTAATTTTCTTCCTTTTAAATGTTGCTAAACAATTCTGTAAACCTAAGTTTTTAAGTTCTTTATAACTAACTATTGTTGTAATATTATCTCTTGTTAGATGATATTCGTATTTAGTTAGTATTTTACTTAGTAATAATGATTGATTAGCTTTTCTTTCATTATTGTTTTTCCAATTATTTGCTAACTTTTGTCCATGATTTTTTCTAATACCTAAAGACCATTCTTTTTTAACTCTTTTTGATATTTTTTCTCTTGTTTCATCATGAACAATCATATTTGTTGAAGAATCTCTTCTTAAATTATATCCTAATTCCCTATTAGTAGTATTATATTTATCAATAAAAAAAAGTTCTCTTTCTTTTAAATAATTTTCATCTAATAGGGTTTTTTCTAAAATTATATATTCAAAATTACTTAAAGAATATTTTTTAATTGCATTCAATAAATGAGGATTTTCATTAAAGTTTCTATGTTGATACTTTATATCACTCAAATGTTGATGTAATCTTTTATAAATATTTTTAGCTTTACCAATATATAATTTATTATTGGTTATATTTCTAATTGCATATATTCCTGGGAAGGAATGCTCTATTTTTATCTTCATAAATACAAAGATACAAAATAATTATTAATTATGCAACAATTTTATATTAAAAATTGTTAATGCCTTCCGCTTCGAGTTATTTAATCATAATAACCCTACTCTACTCCATTCACTATTTAGTGTGTTTCGATAGTCTCTGAACCTTCCTATAAATAGGCTTGGCTGCTGATTGACATATAATAGGAGTTGGTTTGTAGCTGACCATAATTGCATCATTTAACTTATCAATATCTGTATTGAGCAGTCTACTAAAGCTAGTGAGGCTTTATAGGATTTCCATTCCTTCTAATAAGCACTACACTCCTTTATCACTATTACTTAGTTTTCCAGCAATTCAAAAGGTTAAGACGCCAATATTTTATAAACGTCCCTGATAACCATCTTAGAATAATTTACATACTCTAATTCTAAATTAGTTATATTTTGCCATTCTTTACATACATCATTATAAATAGGTTCCAGTAATCTTGGTATTTTAACAGTTATACCATCTGTATTTATTTGAAGAACTTTTAAGTTTAGTATATTATCTACTAACATTTCAGCCAACATACAAAGCATTAATTGACCATTTATAGTAGTTGCCATAGTGTATTTTGGGTCATATAAGAAACTATTAGCATCATTAGATTTACCATACACACTATTAGCTGATAATTTTAAAGCATCTGCAATAGCTGTTTGACCATCTTTTTTAGCCTGTAATCTCTTTTTGACTATATCATTATCATAAATATCTATAAACTCTTTACCCAAATGTTCAATAAATAAACCATTTTTAATAGCTATATTGGGATATAGTGATGCAACATCTGCATCTATAATTACATAATCATCATCTGATTCATATACACCTGGTTTTATACATCCGTGAATACCTCCTTGACCTAAATCATATTTAAAACCTTTATAAACAACTGATTCTTCAAAAGCTCCTTTAGTTTTAGTAATATGTATAGTTCTCAACTTATTCAACAAATGATTAAATTCTTTACTATTAAACTTAATATAGTTAAATATAATATCTTTGACTATAATGTTATTTCTAAAAGTTCTTTGTTGTTTTACTTCCCAAACATTTAAATCTGTTTTATCACAATATAATTTTAATATTAATTGTTCACCAATTTTACTATCAGACCAATTTAGACATGGTATATCATAAGTTGATTTAAGAGTTTTTCTTAGATCAATTTTTTCTCTGGATTTTTTATAAAACTCAAATGTAGCTAATACATCATTCATATTATATTCTAGAATATCTTTTACTTCTTCTAAAGTAATATCTTCTCTTGTATGCTCTATGGGCATTTCCATTACATTAGGAAAGTTCATTGATATTTCCAGAGCTTTTAAACTAGTTCTTCGAGCTTTATTGTTATAATGCCATAGTTTAAATAAATCTAATTGTTTTATTCTCCAATTTTTTGTTGGAATAGCTACAGTTTTATAAAATTCATCTGTGTCTTGGCTATTAATTATTTCCTGAGCTTTTTGATATATTAAACTGATTATTTGTTCTATGTTATATTTAGATGGCCAAATAAACATATTTTCAAGAATATAATGAATAATAGGATAATCAAAGTTAATATTGTTAAATCCTATTTGTCCTATACATTCCTGCAAATGATTTACTAAACTAAACCAATCATTTTTATCTTTATGTAAAACAAATTGATATTTTTCTTCTGTTTTAACATTTATTGCTGAATATGTAAAACAGCTAGCTAAAGTTTCTATGTCATAAACTACTACCAATTTTTATTATTTTTATATCTTTTCAATAGACATACTATAGTAATCATAATAGTTAATGATATTAGACCTTCAATAATCACTTGATTAAGAATCATAGTCTATATAAACCCTTTTTCTAGTTTTCAATCTAATAGAAGGGTCATTTTTTATAGCTTTAATGTTAGTATGTTGATATTGACTTTCATCATCATCATAATTCTCTCTGTAATATCTAAATACATCTTGATTAGTTGTCCAACAATAATTTCTTTGCATTGGTATACTTTTTACAGCTTCTACGACATCTTCTAATGTAGTTTGGGGAAAGTAATATTTGCATAGTCTATATAAATCAGCAATACCTCTTCTCCTTTGTCGATAACATTGTTGTCTTCCTTGTATATATGTTGTATTGTCTACAAGATAACTACTGTTAGTAGCAAATCTTAATACTTCATTAATATCCTTGAAATTATATTTCTCATTTAAATTAAAATGAATAGGTTTTAATGTATCCAAATTAGCTTGAATATCACTAAGTTTCATTCTAGGTTTATTGTCTGTTTTTTTAATCTCCATAATTTGTTTTTAATCCATATAATTTTTGAGTTTCATCATATCCATGTCTCCAATTATTATATTCAGATAATTCCTCAAAACCAAGTTTTAATATGAAATCTTCATAATTATTTCTAAAATCTTCTCCTAATGTACAAATGATTAACCCAGCTTCCATATTACTATAATTATCTGTATAATTGACTAATTCATTAATTAAATAATTTGAAATAAAGTTGATAGATTCATCATCTAACTCTTCAAGATCATTGGACTCATTATCACAAATCTTAAACATTTGTAATAATCCACAACCCATTTTAGTTTCATATATATTGAAAATGATAGGACTATTAATAGAATTATCTTGAAAAACTAATTCTAAATGATTATGCCAAACTCCTGATTCTATTACATTTACGCTTACATTAATAGATTTCTTGTCCATCAATTTCAATAAATTTATCTATTATAATATCTTCTTTTTCAAAATCATCATAGTCATCTGTAGTTATATTACCTATGGATTTAATATATCTGATAGGAAATGTTTTTATATAACTTCTTGGATAATAACCACCATCTGATATAATTTCACATTTCCAATATTGTGTTCCATACAACACTTGTTCATCACGAGGCATATCTTCCAGGATAAAATCAAGACCATCTTTAATAAATTCCAGTAGTTTAACTCTACCTATTACTTTAGTCTGTTCTTGATAATCCCAGAAGATCCATACCTCTTTATTTACTTCTAATATCATTTATTTCTTTAACATATATGTATATACCTCACCATCATTTCCTTGATAAGAATATACTTTTTTAAATACACCAGATTTAGCCACTATTTTGTGTTCATCACTATCTTTAACTACATTTGTAATTAGTGTTTCTCTAGTGCTATATCTACTATCTAAATAATCAAATTCTATTTCATTTTTTAGTAATAAACTATTAATAGCTATTAAATCTGTCTTTTTAATTGTAAGATCTATACCATCTAATATTAAATCTAAATCACTTGTGTAACATGAATTACCCATAGATAATTCAAACATTGTACAAGTTAATGGTAAATTTTGAATTTGCATTTGAAATTCAAAATAATACTCATTAAACTCATCATCTGAGATGACTATACTATTTGTTTTATCTTTAATTGTATAATTTTTATATTGTTTTTTCTTTAAATACTTTTCTAATATTTTAACAATTTTATCAATATTAGGATTAAGTTGTTTAGTTTGTTTAACTCTACTCATTTTAATTGTGTTATTCATTAATTAATTTTCTTCTCCAAGAATATCCCCCTGCTGTATAATTAGGATACCTTAAAGCTCTTGATATGGCTGAAGCTTTTATTTTTAATTCATCAGATGCTATTTTAGAATTTTGATACTCTACTTCAATAGTATCATTAAGAGCTATAATAGGGTCTATTTTATTAATTTTTCCTCTATTTCTAGTAATTTTAACAATATTACCATCTGTACTTAAATATTTTCTAACTTTTTTCTCATTTTTATGAGATATTGGTATAGAAATATTAAGTTTTTCTCCAATTTCCTTATGTGTAAAGCCTTCAGCTCTCATTTTAACCACTTTAGAGGCTGTTTTAGACACTTTCGTCTCAATTTGGGATAATATATCATTTATCTCAGATTTTGCCTGTAATGAGCTTAAAATAGTATTTTCTGTGATTAATTCATGATTATTATAATCAGGATAATAATATATTGGTTTTTTATATAAATGTTCCAAAATGTGAAAATAAGCGTATTTAATTACAAAAAACATCCAAGATTCAACTGATTGTTCATTATTTGGTCTGGAGTAATTCTCTCTATATAACCACATGTTCAATTGAGCTTGAGCTTTTAGTTCATTAGCAGCTTCTATATCTCTAGTAAAATATCTACATTTTAAATCTATCCAATCTTGTTTCTTTATTATCCAATTTTCTAATTCCTTGTCTGTCATTTTTCCATGTAAAATAAGCTGGGAATATTTAGTTGTTTAGCACACACTACTGATTTAAACTCTACTTTTTAATTTGTTTTTAACATTATCAAAATAGAAACTAAATACCCCAGCTTATTATAATTTAAACTAATACTTTTTGTCCAATTACTGGAACATTAAATCTTTCAATTAATTCTTGCGCAAGAGCAGGAATTCCTTCATTAATAGCTAATTCAACTTGTCCTGCTAAATCATCATCAAATGTATTACCTTCTGATATAAATTTAATAGCTAATTCACTATTATCCCATACAAAACCCATTAAGTCATCTGATTTAATCCAGAAATTACTTAATGTACGATATTCCACCAATCTCTTTTCTGAGATTTAGACTATCCCTTCACCTTTTTATACGGTGTACTCATTATAGTCGTTGCACGTCCTCTAATATAATATTTCATAAAATAATTAACCACATTTTTTCTTTAATTATTCTCTATATTATCATGAGTTTCGCTCAGGATTCCTTACGCTGGTTCCCTGAATTTCGAGTATTTTTCTACTAGATTATTTCTAATCTGTGCGGCATTATCATACTTCCTTTGAAGAAAAGTATGAGCGTTTGTATATAACAAATTAATAAATTTAAAGACACTAGGTAACGCATGTATTTGTAAACTATAAGCTTTACTTGGCTTATGTTTATATATTGCATGAGAAATATTTTGTTGGTTTAAAAATTCTGAAATTTGACTTAAAAAATCAATAGAAGCAGAAGTTAGTTGAATTCTATTTTTATTAGAATCTATATAACCGTCTCCTTCAATAACACCCCTTAAAAAATCCCATGTTATAGGAAAATTTATTTTAATTGTTGTTGATTTTCTTTCACCAATTCCTAAATTTTTTAGATAGTTTATTAATTCTTTGTTTCTAAAAGTAATTCTACAGCCAAAATAAGTCTTATTCTTGGTTACTTTTTTAACATCAGATATTTTTATATCTGATTTAAGAAATATTTTAAACTTTTCAAGAATTTCTCGATCATCTTTTTTTATTCCTAAAGATAATCTTGTTCCTCTTATTGCTCCATCTGAAGCAATCCATCCTAACCAATATTGTACTTCAGGATTATTTAAATCTTCAAATACATTTCTTATAACTTTTTGATTATCTCTAATATATATTCTTTTTGAAAAATCTATATTTCTAATTTTAAAGTTATCTTGAATTATTATTCTATCATATCCATATTTTTCAGTTAATTTATAATATGGAATATTATCTTTATAGTCTTTTAAAATTTCATTAAAAATTTCATTTGGTATTATTTGAAATTTAGGTCTCCAATTAGATTTTTTCTTTATTTTTCTCATTTTGTCCTTATTTTAATGGACAAAAATACAGATTATTTATTTAATTGAAGAATTAACTTAGATAATATCTTATTTAATTTTTAATTTTGTTATATAATGTTTAATTTCTTTTACCGTGGAACTTAGTAGCAAATCTAAAACTACCAGCTTTACCATAAAGTTGTCTTCTTTTTGTATCTCCATCTAATAATACACTCGGTAATCCTAAGAAAATATCCATAGCTTTTATTAGTTCTTCACAAATTTGTCTATCTTTAGCTTCTTCAAAACCTATACTTACATGTCCGCCACATACTCTTAGATTTGTATCAGCAACACTAACTTTAGGATTTACCATTTTTTGCCAAGCGTTATTATCTGTTTCACAACCAGCTTCTCTAGCACCTGGCATTTCAAGATACTCGTGATTAAATTCTGCTGATGCATCTAAAGCTAGTATAAATTGTTCATTATCTACATTAGCTTTAATATATTTCAAAGCAGTATTGTGATAATCAATCCATTCTTGCTTAGAAGATGCTGCTGGAATATTATATTCTAAGGAGCAATTATCTACCTGCCATGCAAAACCTTTTGGTAAATTTACCATTGGTAAAGGATCTCTTTTAGTTCCAGATATTAAACCAATTGCTGGAAAATATTCACCCGTATCTCTTCTTCTTAAAAATAATTCTGGGTCACTACCCAATTTAAAACTTCTGATTTTCATTTTTGTCTATTATTTTATAAACTTTTACATTTTTTCTTGTATAATACGATCCACCATTTGGTTTTCTAAATTCTATGTATACATCATCTTGATTTTGAAATTTCATAAAATAGTTATTATGTTTATAAACAAATTGTTCATTAATACTATTAAATATAAAATAATTATCTTCTCTATTTAATTGATTTAAAGGAACTTCAGTAAAAGAAAGTTGATAACCAGCTGATCTAGTCATAGAAGATAGTAATTCTAATAATTTATCATCATCATTTTGTATTCTGTCAATATAAAATAAGAAGTTTTTTTTGATATTAGTGATAAATTTGCAAACATTATTATAAGAATTACCAGCTTGTATATATTTTATAACTTTAAACCACAATAAAGAACTACCTAATTTTGCAATATTATAAGGTTTAAGATCAATTTCTCCTTGACCAGATCCTAAACTTGAAAATAATACAAAATCATTTAAATAACGAATATTGTATAAAGATGTCATTAATTTATCAAAATTAAAGAAAGTAGTATCTGCAAAAAAAGTATAATTATAAGCCAGATTAAATGTTACATCTCTTTCTAAATTATCATAATAATGTGCTAAAACGACAGCTTGCCAAAAACTAAGATTGCTATTTTTAAGAATATCAAATATTCTATCAATTAATCCATCATTTTCAACATACCATAAATATCTTGTTAATATTAAACATATATACATATGCATGATATTTTGATATTCTGTTGGTATTAGACGAATTTGATGTAATCCTTCTTTATTTATTTCATAATTAATATGGATACCATTTTCTTTAAGTAATCCTAACCATTTTGTAATTTCTTCATCACTATAAGCACATTTTTGTCTTTTAGTAATGATGTATTCTTTTACAGATAGAGTATTTTTCTTAACTATTTCACAACAACAGACTTCTGTTTCATTATAAGTATCTCCGTTATGATAATTTACCAAAATATCTACATATTGTCTTTCATTGTATCTTTTATTATAAACATAGCTCATTTACTTCAATAATTTTTTTATCATATTATTAGCATAAGACATCATAAGTTCTTCCAAACTTGTTATCTTACAGGCTCTTTATCCTGTAATTCTGTATATTACTATACAGTTCAGACTATATCTTTAACTTTATAAAAAGTTAGTGGTTTTTCGTGGCTATATTATATTCTATTTTTAATAGTTTCAATAGCTAGTCGTTGCACCTTTTACAATTATTTAAATTGTAACTTGGCTCATGATTTTCCCATTAGGAGTTCCCATGAATTTAACCACAGTTTATTGCATAATCACTTATGCAAGCCCCAAAGTTTTAGGGTGAAATTGAACACCTGATATGAGAAGTTCTTTATGTTCAAATGCTTCTACAATTCCTTCTTCTGATAATAAAAGAGGCTTTAAATTATTTCCTAATCCATCTATTTGGATACCTTGATGGTGTAATGAATTAACTTTCATAGCATCTTTTTCTTTAACTTGATTTATTAACCAACATTCTTTTTCATCATCATATTTAGTTACTTCATATACTATATGAGCTAATTCGCTTCTATCTCTTGTAGAATCTCCATGATCCCACCAAATATTCTGAATTAATTCACCTCCAAAATAAATATTAAGCATTTGAAATCCAAGACATATACCAAATATTGGTGTTCCTGCATTAATATATTGAGGTAAGTTTACTTCATAAAAGTATTCTTTAAAAGCATCACAATTAGTATTATTAAATCCTGGAACTTGTCCATATCTATGACTAAATGTATCAAGACCACCAGGTAATACTACTAAATCTAATCCTTCTACTATTCCTTTTCTTGGTGTGAGCATTTCTACTTGACCAAATTGACTAAAATATTCTAAATATGGCTTAGTTACACCAAATGAGTTGTCCCCCGTAGACCAACAGGGGATTGCAATTCTTTTCATTAATTATTATTTAGTTTTTAAAAAATGGTTTGCTCTTTTGCAATTCTGTCAAAGTAATTGGATTCATAATATAATGTTTTAGTTAAGTTATTTAAATAATCTAATGTGTGAACATCTGAGCTATTTTTATCTAAATTCCATTCCCAACTTCTCCAACCCATCATTTCAGGGTGAAATTGTACTCCTAAACATCTGGTTTTAGGATAATAAATAGCTTCAGGTTCTATTATTAAACCATCTTCATCTATAGCTTTTAAGGAGAAATTTATATCTTCATCATCACCATTAAGATAATGTTTAGAAATACCTTTAGAATACATTAATAATTTATAATCTTCTTCTGGTAAATCCCAAGGGTAAACCATTTGGTGATGTAAACTATTGACTTCACAAACTTGATTATCCCATGTTTTTACTTTATGACTTCTCCCTGCATGATCAGTAGTATCTTGAATTAATCTAGCTCCATTGAGGGCTGATAACAATTGTAAGCCACGACAAATACCTATCATAAAAATACCATTTTCAATACAGTAATTATATAGTTTTATTTCTTTTTCATCTCTAGGTGTTAGTCCACTTACTTGTGTAAAATATCCTTTCTTTTCTCCATAAATACTAGGACTAATATCTGTTCCTCCTTGGAATATAACAATATCTGCTTCCTTTAATTTACGTGTAAAAAAACAACCTTCTATCCAATCACCATCTCCTGGATAACCATCTGCTGTATAATACTTTAATAACTTTTCTTTTTTTGACATATTTTATAATAAATTGATTATGTGTTGTAAAAATTCTTTTCTTTTATTATGATTTTCAGGATACCACCAAAAATCTCCAAATGAACTTAGCTGATTATATTCTGAATCCCACCAAAATTTATTAAAGATGTTGGGTTTTCTTTTAGAAAAATCTAATTTTAGTAATTTATCTTCTTCCTCTGTAATTAATCCTTGCCAATATAAATCAGATATTTTTCTACAAATACCTAGTAATTTACTATTATCATAATTATGGAGTAATAGTTGATATAATTGTTTTAATGTTCTCATAAACTTTCGTGAATTTTTATAATTTGTTGAATATCAGATAGTTTTACATCATTATAACACCCAATCTTGAATGTAGCTTCTGTTAAACTTAAACTCCAAGTATGAAAAGTGTTGTTTAATTTTGAAGTAATTTGTGCTAATTCTTTAAATTTCTCAATTTTAACATTTTCACCAGCACATACTACATAATCTTTAGTAATTTTTACTTCTTTACCATTAGAAAGTGTATATGTTTGTTCTTTAGTTTTATATACTGCTTCCCATGTTTCTACTATTTCTTTTGGTAAATAATATGCATCGGATAAATAATGAACATATCCTGTATCTTTAAATTTGTATAAATCTCCTTGTTTTATTTTTCCCCCAAATAAATCATAAGGAGCTTTATATCCTATTATTTCTTCTTTATTTTCCATATTTTGTCCTAAAATATATTGTTTAAATTGTTCAAATGTTATTTCTGTATATCCTTCATAACCTGTAGATTTACCATTAAGAAAAGCATGGTAACCTCTTTCAGGAGAATAATACCACATATAAGAACTGACATTTCCACATACAAAATTGCTTTTTTTAGATTTAAAGTAAGCAAAAACTGTATTTTCTTGTTCTTTAGTTGGTCTTATACACCATTTTTCTGGCAATACAAATTCTTCTTTAAGATTTACTATTGAATCCCATTCTTCTAGTGTTAATAGTGTTGGGTTATTTTTAAAACTTTCTAAAAAATTTGAACATTTTGTACCTTTATCAAGATCACTAAATCCATCATATCCATAATATATATAAGAATCTCCTGTATAATTTACTTTATAAGTTTTATTTAACCAACCTATATATTTATGCCATAATGGATTAAGAGGATAGTGTCGAATTACAAAATACTGTGGTAATTCTTTTTTAACATTCATAACTTTTTCTTTAAATTCTTGTTCTGTAAGTAAAGTGTAACTTAATGGCGGTCCTTTTATATGGGTGTTATAATTCAAAATATCTCTATTAATATAATAGTACCCTTGTGAATTACAAACCCAATTATTAGAACCATGATTTAATTTTTTTAAATATTCTATTACTTCTTTATCCTTTGGATGGTATATACACCAATTTTTCATAATTAAATTTTAGTTTTAAACAAACGTGTTACAGCAGGGGCATTTAATTGCAATTGGGTAATTTCGTATAAAATCATCAACCCAAACTCTAATATCTTCAAACTTAAGATTAAAACCATCTGATAAAATCAAAGCTAACTCCTTATTATCAAACTCATCTCCTTCTTTAACCCATTTAGCATTAGGAGATATTTCTCCTATTACTTTATAGTAACCTTTTAACGGTTCTTTTGAAACAATAGTAGGATTCGGGTTCTCTAAATCTAAATCTGTAACCCATAACATACCTACAAATTGCTTTTTCAGTTCATATTCAGTATTAAAAGGAGGTTCTTTATAGACAGTATCTCCAACCTTTACATCTCTACTACAAAGAAATAATTTTACAGGTTTGAGATTTAACTCTTTCTGATTCTTAAATATAGAGGGGGTTAATTCAATATCAGCTACATCTAAAGAATTATTATCCATCCACATAAACTTTTCTTTAGATTTTATTTCTCCTTCAACAGGGAGATATTTTGCAAAGTATGGTTTCATTGTTTTATTATTAAACTATCATTTAAATGCATTCTCCATCCCTCTTCCGTGAGGATGATATATTCTTTATTCTTTGTATAACCTATTAGTGTACCATATTCTACATGTTTTCCATCTGTAGTGTAATATATTGGTTTAGGTTGTATAAGTTTAATTGTAGGACTACAAGAAGATATGAATATTAGTAGTATTATTATGTATTTCATTATTTTAAACATTTAGGATAAATACAATTGTTATTTAATGTACAGCTTTCTCCTTCTCTTTTAATACCATTTTTAGAGCAGTTATACTCTTTATCTCTTAAAAATTCCCATATTTCATTATATAATGATGTTTGGTCATTGATGCCTCCTTGATAGTAAAGATTTTTTAGTCTAATAAGGAGATTTGTAGCTGTTTGTAATTCTCCTTTATATAATTCTTCAGCTTTATCATAACCTAATAAGAAATTAGCTATTCTAGGAGGTTTATCTATATATTTACCAATTCCTTCTCCTGTAGTAATTTCTTCTGCTAATTGTTCTCTATTATTCATTTTAATAATATTCTACTTTTGTTTGACTACATATTTTACACTTATACTTCATATATCTGTTTCCCCATTCTATCCATTCATAATTATGATTAATAAAACAAGTGTTATCCCACCAGTTTTTAATATTTAAAAACATATTATTCATTTTCTAATTCTTTTAGGAATAAATCAAATAGTTCTTTAGTTGTATAATTTTGATTAGTTCCAGCTAATTGCCAACCCATTCTGTCTGCATCTAAATCAATCATTTCAAAATCTTTCAATAGATATGTAGCAAATTTTACAGCTATATCTTTATAATAAGTTTCAGAATCATTAAAACCATCTAAATATAGTTGTTTTATATAGTATTTGGGTATATTATAATTATATAATCCTATAAAACCTTCAACTTTTGAATTTGCTAGTTGTTCTTTATCTACCATTTTATTTGTTTTAAATGTCCTTCTAATGATTCATAACCTGATTCATTTTCTCTATAAATTACATTATCTCTACCAGCTTCAAAAGCTTCTTCTATATACGGTTTTAATGGCTTTGAAATATCATTGTAAACGTATTTTAAATAAGTCCTAGCACCATCTAAAAATTGAGTATCCTCTTCAAAACCTTCTTTTTGTTTAGTTTTAAAGTAGTCTTTTTCAATTTCAGCTATTTTCTTTTCTAATTCTTCTTTATTTAATATTATTAGTTTATCTAT